CAGTTTGAATGTGCGACCTGTATAGCTCGGGAAAGCTTTCTGAGCCATTACCTTGATTTCTGGCGTTGCTTCAAGATGTATCATGGGTGCTCCTTCTTCTTCCGTGGCGGGTATATCCTGGGCATGTTCCATTGCCTGCTTGTACACTTGGGGCAAGCTACAGGTCCCTCGGGTGGAGTGTTGCGCTGCGGCAACCAGATGTGGCCGCAGCGCTCGCACTGATACAGGGTTAGCTCTATCTTACCCATACTGCACATCTGAATAAGGGAGCATTTCTACCGAATGGTCATTCAGCCACTCTATATCCTCGGAGGTATACTCAAATATTGTAAGGTCAAGAGCTTCAGCGTTGTATTCTGAGTGATGGAGTGGGCCACACACCCCATAAAACTTTGTGCCTTGGTGTTGCACAGCAAAGACTTCTCCTGAGTTATGTTTGATTAATTGGTATTTCATATCACTCCTTATTATTTGGGTATCTAGGGTTAGACCACTGACCAGAGTTCATTTCGACGCTAGACTGTCATCGCTTGAGTATCATCCCGTCCTCAAATGGGAGCACTTGACTGTTGAAGCCTACGAACCAATGATAGTCTTTTTGGTACACATGGTAGCCTAGATTAAATTGATTGCTGGCCTGGTTCATTCGGAGTTTGGTTGTAGTGGTGTGCCAACCCTCAGTGTTTAGGCGTATCTCTTCGGAGTCCCACATGACTACGTGTGTCCTGTGATATGTGACAACATAGGTGCCTGCGTCTTGAGCTATGGTAGTTGCATGTGTTCCTATTTCCCCTGTCTGTGCCATAGTTAGTTGCCCTCCCTTTCGTGTGTTTTTGTTGACCCTACGCATACCATCTGACCTATGCCAAAAGCCTGGTGAGGATTGCTTTATTATCGGCCTGTCCCATGTCCATCATGGTGGTGACCAGTTCCAGAGCTTTCTCGGCGTCAGCGACCGTGTCAAAGTTTCGCGTCATTGTGTACAGGACCCTCATGGTTTCGTCTTTTCTGTGCTCGGCAAGGCTGACCTGAACTTCCGTCTTCATGCTCACCCCTTTCGTGTTTTTGTTGACCCTACAGATATAATATCATAGATTCCCTGACTTGTCAATAGGCAAACCACAGGTAATGGTTGATTTAAAATACGTTACATTGTGGTGTGGTATACTAAGGATGAGGTGGGACCACGAACTCGATAAACTGGTCAGGTGTTACAGAGCTGGCCCAATAGCTCTGGCAGGAGCACAAGACATAACTCCTGTGGGTCCTGGCTAACAGGGTGCCATAATGAGGGAGGCGTCCCAGCCCAACAGCTGGGAGGCACAACGCCAGGGGCGGATACAGCCTAGCGGCCAGGGTCCGTTAAGCCCAGAGCAGGGTAGACACAAGGGATGACAAGGTTATAAACATTGCAGCCCTTGACTTTATCCTAACGCCGTACCTTGGGACGTTTTGTCTCTTTTTTAGACCAACCTAAGGAGGATTTACCGTGATAGACCAGGTCGACCCCAATACCCTTGACACCACTCACCGTCGCATCTACTTCACACAGACCCAGGTTCTCGAAAGATACCAGGAAGCCGGTACTATCACGAGCGCCTGCAAAGCTGTCAACATCTCTCGCGATACCTTCTACCGCTGGCTCAGACAAGACCTCCTTGGCTTCGCTGGTCGCCTCACAGAAGCCAAAGAAACTTTCCGCGAGTCTCTCGAAGAGATAATGTTCGACCGGCTCAGAGACCCCAAGTGCCACCCAGTCCTCATCATCTTCGCCCTCAAAGGCCACTGGCGAGAAAAATACGGCGATGTGCCTATCACCGGCGACGATACCGCCAAGGATACCATGATGGAGATGAGGCGCTGGTACAAGGATAATGCCAACGGTATCAAAGACGACTCCACCAAGATTACTAACATTGCAGACAAGGATGTGGATTGAGTGGACAGACTTACACCACTGACGTAACGAAAAGCTGCCCGGCTAGATACGGACGGAATAGACTCCGACGAGTAGGGCGTCGTGGTCTAGGGCGCTAGCCGGGGGAGGGGATGGTGGCAAGATGCCGGGGGGCAGAGACTAGCCCACAAGCTGAAGCATTAGTCCAGAAACTTGAGTCACTTGACCGCCCCAAGTAGTGACAAAAGCCACCACAACCATTGTTCCAGCAGCGGCAGGCAGGTAGGGAGAGGGTGCATGGCTTAGAGATGGATGGTAGGAGGATGTGTATATGTATGACAATTCAGAAGGAGCAAAGGGGCCAGGAGATACCAGGTTAGAAGAGGTAGTCATAACTGATAAGAAGAAGGCGAAGAGATAATGACCACCGCGGTAGACACGCCACAGTGGACGATGGCACAGCAGATATATGCGCTAGTGGGCTTCAAGCCCACTGGGCCAGAGCAAGAGGCTGTGCTACGGAGTAGGAAGCGGTTCATACTTGTGTCTGGTGGGGACCAGGCGGGGAAGAGTGTGGTAGCCAGCAAGTATCTGTTGGGGAAATTACCGGAGAAAGATGGGCCGGGGCTCTATTGGTTGGTGGCATCGGACTATGAGAAGACACGGACTGAGTTCGAGTATCTGATGGAGGACTTTGCCAAACTGGGATGGCTAAAGAAGCAGAGCAAACGTCTTGACCCTGGGTATATCGAGCTTATGGACGGGACCAGGATAGAGACCAAGAGTGCCAAGGACCCCAGGTCCTTGGTGATGAAATCACCGGATGGGGTTATCATGTGCGAGGCGGCACAGATGGACTTGAATGTGTATAACCGGCTTCAGAGCCGTGTGGCGGCTTCTCGGGGCTGGATATTCATGTGTGGCACATTGGAGGGTAGCCTGGGCTGGTATCCTTCATTGCTCAACGCATGGGCAGGAGGGTATGGTGATGAGCAGAGCTTCCGAATTCCGTCATGGACTAACGTATATCGTTTCCCTCGTGGGAGGGATGACCCGGAGATTAAGCGGCTGGAGGATCAGAGCAGCGATGACTTCTTCATGGAGCGCATTGCTGGGATAGCGTCACCCCCAAGGGGCCTTGTGTTCCACGAGTTCAGGCCTGATATACACATTCAGGAGGTCCAGTACGAGCCCGGCCACCCTATATATCTCTGGGAAGACCCAGGATATGGCTCTCAGTCCGCCCATGCTCTGATGGTGGCGCAGGAGATAGGAGGGCAGTTCAGAGTTTTTGATGAGATATATGAACAGGGACTGATCACTCAGGACATTATCCACATTGCACGATCCAGGGAATGGTGGAAAGAAGAGGTCAAGTACCTGGTGTCTGACCCTCACTACAAAGATGCTCACCATTCCCAGACATCGGTGGCAGAGACCTGGCTAGCCCAGACCGGGCTCCATGCTGGGGGGAACCGGGGCAGGATAATGGCGGGGATAGAGCGTTTGAAGACCTTCTTGAAGCCGGACCCGCTGTCCCACGTCCCGCAGATAGTCTTTGCGCCGAAGTGTACCGGTGTTCTGAGTGAGTTTGGTGCGGCACCATGCCCACTGCCAAGTCATCTCGGGGAAACCCAGGTGTACAGGTGGAGGACGGACAAGGAAGGGCACGCGGTGGGGGATGCTCCTGAAGACAGGAACAATCATGGAATCAAGGCATGTACCTATGGTATAGTATCTAAGTATGGGTACGCTAAGTCCACCTTCAGGGAGACTATCAGGGTAAGAAGATGGACTCAGAATACATCCGGTAGACGGCCTAGCTCCAGATAAAACCGAATAAGTGCGCTTAGTCGCCAGCCTCCAGTGTGCTAGTCACCAGGTTATATACTTGGTGGCTTTTTGTTTCCTAGAGAGTGGTGAAATGCCTGATATAACGGCAGAAGAGATAGTCAAGAAGGTCCAGGCACATGAGGATGCCACGATAGACCTCCGCAACCGGATGGAGGAGGACTATGAGGACTGGCGTCTTGACGAGTTTGATGCTGGTGAAGGGTATCAGAGCTTCACCAGCAATCACCCCTACGTCTTTGCCAACAAGATAATTAGCTGGATGGTCGGTGCCCAGCTGACTATCCAGGTGCCACTGGGCAACATGCACCGCCCTGACCGTGAACGGGCCAGCATGAAAGAGAATTTCATCATTGGCATGTTCAACGCTGCCAATGAGCGCCTTCATCAGCAGCTTTTACCGTCCCTAGAAGACCAACTTGCATGGTTCCTGACCCTCCGTGGCTTTGCATTTGGCCGCGCGCTGCTGGTCAAGGACGAAGATAGCAGCACCCACGTGGATATAACCCCCTGGGACCCACTTCACACCTACTGGGGAGTGGGCACAAAGGGCCTTATGTGGGCTTGCTACAAGTTTCAGAAAACCGCAACAGAACTGAAGGACGAATACGACTGGCAGCCCTCATTAGAGCAGACATCTGAGGAGCATTACGATGTCTATGACTACTACGATAGGGAGCATAACGCGGTTGTAGTCAAAGATGAGTTCGTTAAGGAGCCTGAACCCCATCATGCCAAGGGAGTTCCTGTATTTTTGTCCGTTGTGGGCTCCACGCCGCCCATTCAGTCACGGAGTGGGGATACTACGACCATCGAAGACTACGGTGAGAGCGTGCTCAAGCCCAACAGGGTGATGCTCGAGAAATATAACCTGCTGATATCCGTGATGCTGGAGCTTGCATCTCGTAGTCGGCAGCCTCCAATAGCTGTGCAGTCGCGGGATGGCTCCAAGACCCTGGATGAGGACCCCTACAAGGAAGGGACCGAACTCTCCCTGGCAGAGGGAGAGAGTGTAGAGGCTTTAGAGCTGCTGAAAACGGCCCAGGACATGGGACCGCTTCTTGGACTTATCTCAGGAGAGATGCAGCGGGGCTCGCTGCCCTTCAGTGTGTATGGGGAAATTCAGTTTGCTCTGTCGGGGTTTGCTATCAATACTCTGCGTCAAGGTATTGATGCCCCCCTAGACCCACGCCTACAAGCAATGGCCAGGGCTTATACATCCATATCCAACCTCATTATCGGCCAGTATCTCGAAGGCAAGTATTCTGCTCTCCAGCTATCCGGGATAGACAATGACCGGATATGGTTCGATGAGCAGATAACCCCGGAAATGATTGATAACTTGCCACCACCGCGCATCAAGCTGATGGGTGACCTACCACAAGATGACGTGTCCCGCTTCTCGATGGCTCAGATAGCAAGGGAAGGGCCACGGCCACTACTTCCCGACCTGTATATCCGTGATGAAGTTCTGCACATCCAGGACGCCGACAAGCTGGATGACGCTGTGAAGGCGCAGATGGCCGAGTCGGCCAGCCCAATGGCTGCGATGCTGACCCTGTTTGAGGCGAGTGCCAGGCAGGGGAAACGTGAGCAGGCAATGATCTATCTTCAGGAGATGATAACCCTGGCAATGCAGCAGAGCATGATGGGTGGCGGAATGGGTATTCCACCTATTCCAGGCACTAATGGCAACGGTGGGGGCCCAGAAGGTCCTGGAATACCTCCACAGGTTGCCCCTAGTGCTATGCTTGGAGTGCCACCACCTGTGCCGACGCCACAGGCGGGGCCACTGGTTCCACCTGGAACACCAAGACCAGGAGCCCAGGGCTCAGACCTCGCACGACAGCTAGGTATTCCTTAGATATATACGGATAAGGAAGGGACATGCCGACTCACCGAGACCCACGAGCAAACGACGAGCTATTTTTCAGGTTACTTGGACTGGTCCCAGAAATGGCACAGGATATCCCATCAGTGGGGCCACCCAACCCGGAGCTGGAGTCTCTGAATGAGCTAATCTTTGGCCCTATGGGTTTGATAGGCTCACCTGGGCCTATGGATATTGGGCAAATGGGCACCCCAAACTTCTCTGGCGATACCTTATCGCCCGCGTTCTCCCCAGGGGATGTAGCTCAGCCCAACTTCTCCCTTCCAGTACGCCCCATCAAGCCACCTATTGGGGACCTGATACGCCCGCCAAGAGTGGAGCCCCCACCAGAAGATGAAATAGACCCTGGCTTGGATGTTGGTCGTGGTGGGCAAACACCTGAGCTTGATGAACTCCTTGGGGGAGGCCCTGGCCGCGGTGCAGGGTCTGGGGGTGGTGGAAATACTGGGGGAGGAAGACAGCCTGGGGCACCTGGAGATGACCCAGGCGGTGACTTTGGTAGGGACCCTGGCACCCAACCACCACGTCCAGAAGTAACTGGTCTCGACGATCTATTTGCTGACTGGAATACTGGGACCCTGAACCTGGAAGATGTTGTCAGGCTATACGACAACTGGTTCAGGGATAATCCTCCCCCAGGAGGACAGGCACCTGAAGGCGCAATTAATTGGCTTGTACGCCAGATGGGTATTATCGAAGACCCACAGGCATTGCGGAGTCAGGCCCGCCGCCGTGTAGCTGGGATGGGCTTGGGAAACTTCGCGTCGAACTTTGCTCAAGGCAGGTTTGACCGCAACCGGCCAGGCAATCTATTTGATCAATGGGCAATGCTTCAGCCCCTGGCTGTGCCAACATCTGACCCGTCCTTCGAGGAATTCCAGCAGTTCCTCGGCTCTGGAGATGATGCTATACTCCAGAGGTTATCAGGGGCACCTGATATAAGAGGACAACTCCAGGGCAGGATGGGGGAAATACTGGCGGCATTGGCTATGCCGATGCCAGGCAGCCCTGATGAAATTGCCACACAAGAGGGCCTATCCCAGTTCGTTACCCAGACCAAGTACCAGGACCCCCAGACCCAGCTACAGGCAGCGTACACGACTGCCCTGGCTGGCATCAATCCACTCTTTCAAGGCCCAATAATTGCTGCGATCCAGCGATTGCATGAGCTCTTTGGCACAGGTGGGCAGACACCGTTCTTGCAGGAGTTGGCAAATCGAGGCTTCTTTGGGCAGAGTTCGGGAAACGCACCAAGTATAGGTGGAAGATAGCTAAGGAGGTGATCAAATGACCACACAGTCTCTGCTCAGCAACTACCCGGTTTTCAATCCCTGGACTAACATAGGGACTGCTAACCCCAGGTTCCCCCTGAACACAATGCAGCAGGGGAATATATCGCCATTTGATTTTGGGCCATCACGAGGCCCAGTGGGTGAAGCGGCACTGCTGTCCGATCCCGCAGCGCTGCGAAGCTGGTTCAACAGGGCCATTGCGGGCGCTACTGTATCATCTGGTGGTCCCAATTGGGACGATGCAATACGACAGGATATACCTCTGGGCACTATGTTAGAAAAGCGTAATGCAGCTTTACAGACTGGAACGACCCTCACTCCCTTCGCAGCTGCCTATGCCCGCAGACAGTTTGACCCACTCTTCGGTCAGTACCAGTTCATGGAGCCCTTCTTCCCAGAAGGGGACCAGGGGACTAACACATTTCGTCAATTTCTAGGTAACCCACTCGCTACAAGGGGTGCTCTACAAGCCCGTCTAGGTCAGATCGCAGATGCGTTAAACCGAACAGAAATGGATCGCAATGCGATACAGGATGTGCTAGCCGGGATTTATGAAGACCCTGATAATCCATCTGGTGCGTTGAACAGACAAAGGCAGGCATTGGAACTAGTGGCGACCAAGGGCATTAATCCCATATTCGCAGGTCCTATCCGGGATGCCATTCGTCGTTTGGCATCCACCTTCGGTGTAGGGTCACCCACGCCATTTCTCCAGGCAGCCAGGCAGCGGGGGTACTTCTAGTGACCACCCAGGGGTTCGGCAACATTCCCTGGCCCTATGGGGACCTCTTTGAGGACATGCCCCAGCTTGGGTTTCAGACTCAGCTTGCCAATATGTTTCCAAGGTCCGGGCAGGGCTCCAACCAGGGTAGGTATTGGGCCAACCGCTTTGGTCAGGTACAGAATGAGTACCTGGGAGCGGTGGGCCAGCAGCTCCAGTCGGGGCAGCCACCAACACTGCGGTTCCAGGACTTCCTGAGTCAGTATCCCTTTACCAGCAGGTTCTCGGCCCTACCACCGGAGGCGCGGGGACAAGTGAACCAGCGATTTAATCCCAGGACAAGGTGGCTGACGTTCTGATGCCAGACCCAAGACGGCGTGAGTTAACTCCTGAACAGAAGGCACGGCGGGTGCGGTATGGGCTATCCCCTGACATGCCGGAGCCTACTCCTGTGCCCAAGTCTACCGAGTTAACGGCAGAGCAAAAAGCGCGGCGGGTGCGTTATGGCCTGTCGGCGGAGAAGGGGCCTGTCTCAGAGCTGGAGACCATGATTCGTACTGGACGGAACCCATCGCCCCAACCGCCACAGCCAACACAACCGGCAGCAGCCCCTGTTCGCCAGCCTGTATCCCCGGAGGTAGGCCGACAGATAGCAGCTACCACCAGGGACCCCTTCAGCCAGACCCAGGAGTTTGAAGGGTTGATGCGTCTTGGTGGTGCGGCTCCTGACGTGCTGCCGGAGATAGGCCCGCCTAACCTGGAGCAAAGCATTGGTATGCCCACATCAGGCCCTGGTCTCGGTCTCCTTCCCCGGACGCTATTCAAGGGGCTTGAGTTATTCAATGAGCGTATTGGTGAACCCTTTGGCGCTGGGGTGGCAGTGACCTTGCCTGACCTGTTCAAGGGTGAGCTAACCCGTGGTGACGAAGCCATAGAACGATACAGGGAGTTACCTATCTATGCTCAGATGGCTGCTGAGCTACCGCTTGGGGGGCCTGTAGCTAATGTACCCCTCGCTGGAGCAAAGACCGCAGTGCGGGCCGGAGCACGTCAGATAGGGCGCAACATACCTCGTAATATTCCTACCATCACCCCTCCTCGTCCTGCCCCTGGTGCAGGGAGCTTGACCCCCTCTTCTGTGCCAGGGGCCATTATATCCAAAGACCCGGTGCTTACCGATCTACCGGGACTTCAGCACACGATGGACATAAACTTCCAGGATAACTGGATGCGTACCCTTGGGCAGAAACTAGACAAGATGCCCCAGGTTATGGAGCAGATAAACCCATCGGCGGCGGCAATCGCACCAGAAGAGCGCATGATGATTGGGCGTATGATACTCATGGACGCTGCTGAGTCTCGTGCCACCGCTGCGGTGGCGTACCTTGAAGAACTGGGCAGGCCATTCAGGGTTGATAGGCTCGGAAGGGTGACCAACGTTGCCATTTCAGAGGGTACAAGTCCATATATCGGGGATGTTCTGACCGCACCACAGGGCTATCCCCTGAATGCAACCCAGGCTGAATACGCTCGTCGTGCCCATAGTCTTCTTCAGCAGAACCTAACTTCTCTGAAGAGTAGGGGAGTAGAAGTCGCGGAGCAACTAGACTTTAGTGATGCTATTAGACAGATAAATGTCTCAGTGGAAATGGGTGCAGGCAGATACTTCCCCCGTATCCCCATCGGAACGGTTCAACGTGGTGGTAAGGGAAGGATGCGTATAGGAAAGAAAATAACTCAACAGCAAGAACGTATTTGGGAGAGCCAAAAACAGGGAGTCGAAGAAGGCGGGGTTGCCTACATGACTGATCCCACAGAAGTTATGCGGCTTACTCTTGAAGCAGCAGGCAAAGCCGAGGCAGACCAACTGTTGGCCAATAACATACGTTCAGTGCCGGGAATAAAGATTGGTTCTGAGGTAGGGAGAGGGGAAGCTATGGTTTCCCACCCTGCGTTTCGTAATGTGGTCATGCCCCAAGAAATGGCAGATAACATCAATCGTGTTATTGGAGACAAACCTTTAGAAGTGATAGGTAGAATATCCAATGTCCAGGACGTTATCAGGGCACTGGGCACAGGGCTGGACCCGGGGTTCTTGCTCATCCAGGGTGTCATTACCGCACCGTATCGCCCGGTGGCATGGGGTAAGGCTGCTGGCGTATCTATGGCAAGCGTTATTAATCCCAAGTTTGCCTCCTTGTATTTGACGAGGCCAGAGAACCAAGCGGTGATTCAGAGAATGGTCAGCACTAGCTCCGTTCCATTTGGGTCTTCCGAGTTTCTGATTGCTTCTCAACGTGGACTGGGGAAGGTGCCCGTTGCTGGTGCTGCCTTCCGTCGTGCTGGGACTGCCTTCAATACTTACCTGGACGTTGCGCGGATAGAGCTTCATAAGTCTCTGAGTCACATCGCCAAGAGCGATTCCGAGCTTAGGGAATTGACCAATGTTATAGACCAGATTGTGGGATTATCATCCAGCCGCGCTCTGGGGGTAACGGCAAACCGCCGAGCTTTGGAAGGGGCATTTGGGCTATTTGCTCCACGATATCAGAGGGCAGGAACGGCACTGATGGGAAGCCTGGCCCAGGGTGGAGTACGGGGACGGATAGCACGGAGGGCTGTCGGGCAATTTCTCTTTGGGTCTGCTGCATTGATGACTGGAGTTGCTATGGCAACAGGGCAGTGGGACTTGCTTGACCCACGACAGGGCAAGAATGGCGTTCCCAAGCTGTTCGACCCACGTACTGGTGGGTTTCTATCGGTCAGGATGGGAGATTCCCAAGTCGGAGTGGGTGGAGTCACTGTATCCATTCTGCGAAGGTTTGGCAATGTTGGTGAGGAGATCACTGAGGGAGATCTGTTAGGCACCTTGGGTGCAGGCCTTCAAAGCTATCGTGGCCTTGCAGCACCCCTCACATCAGATGTTATTGACGTGACAATAGGTCGTAGATTCATGGGTGAAGAGACAAGAAGTCCCATTGGTGCGCTGCAGGTCCTGGCTCAGGACGTGTTACCTTTTCCGGCACAACCTTTTGCTGAGGCGGCCATACAGAGAGAGTTGCAGGGCAGGGATGTAAACTATCCTGGCCCTGAGTCTCCAATCGCAAGCTTCTTGGGGCTAAGAGAAAGAGGGCTTACAGCCGGAGAACTACGACGTGACGCCAGGGATGATGATGCCAAGAACTCTGGATTAATGCGCCTTGATGGTCAACCTGTTCGAGAGTGGAAGGACCTTAACCGAGCACAGCAAAGGGACGCAGAGAAGAATAACCCTGACCTGCAACGGTTATCGGCACAGGCTGACGAATTGCGCTACTACCAGTCCAGTGCTGAGAAAAGAAGGATACTAGATGACCAGGAGTCCAACCGGCAGCAGCGTGTAGACAGGATCACGGCACTTGCCCGGTCATTATGGAATGGGGCACCCAATATGACCCGGCAGAAGTACGATGACCAGCGTGGCCGCATAATGACTGAATACTCTGCCAAGAGGGAACTGCTATGGAAGCAACAGTCCAGGCTTGAGAACGCTGGTAGTCTGGAGCAGTGGAAGGCGGAGAACCAGCGGCCCGAAGACCAGGCCCTGGATGCCTACTATGAGAAGCGGGATAAGTTCCTGAAGCAGCGCCCCTTTATGACCAGCCAGGACTGGCAGATGCTTGAGGTAACTATGTACCAGTGGCTAGAGAACACTTATGGTCCTCAGATCAGGACTTACGATTTACAGCAGCGGGATACCTGGCTAGAGGACATGCCGCCTGTAGTACAGTTAGTAGAGGAGCTTCGCAGGCAAATGATTGAGGGTGCAGGTCGGCCCTGGTTTAGTGGGTACAGGAACCAGGTACGTCCATTGGGCCAGCGACAGCAGGTAGGTGCAGCAAGATGATGCAAGAGAAGCCATTTGAGACAGTCCGTTGCCCTGGATGCGGCAAGAAGCTTGCCGAGCACCTGGAGGGGGGGATACTTGTCGCAAAGTGTCGCTGCTGCGGAGAACTCATCTGGGTTGACAGGAGAATAAAGCCTGTGCTACATTCTTAGTAGCATATATAAATCAAAGTAAATAAGTGCGCTCCGTCGCCAAGCTTAAGTGCGCAAGTCGCCAGGAATGTTCCTGGCGACTTTTTTATTTGGCGAGGTGCCGTCACTGTGACTACGCAGCAGGACACACAGCAAGATATTCCAGACACTCTTCCATCTCAGGATCCTACCAGTGAGATGGAGTCGGATGACACTCAAGAAGAAGTGCAGTTCCAAGAGTCTACCGAAGATACTTCGGCGCCTTCTCCTGATCAGAATGAGACTCCTACAGACACCCAGCCACCTGCACAAGCTGATACCAATGGGCTACCTGCCCAACCGTCCACAGCCCAACCGACCCAAGAGCAGCTACAGGCCCAGTGGCAATGGGAGGCTACGGCGTATCAGCAACAACTGGCCGAGCAGGAGCAGCGCACCGCCCAGCTTGAGCAGCAGCAGGTACAGCAGTTCATGCAGCACCAGGCAGCTCAATACCGGCAATCTCTGGAGCAGCAGGGGTTCACTCCCGAAGATGTCCAGCGTAACACGATGGCTTTCCAGCAGCTACAGCAGCAGAAGCTTCAGATACATCAGGACCGGCAGCGTCAACAAGATCAGGCTACGATGCAGGATTATGAGCGGCAAGCCAAGTGGGCCTTTGCTCAGCATTACCACAAGCAGTTCGGTGTTCCGATAGATGAGCTGATGAAGGCCAACAGTGAGCCGGAGATGGAAGTCATGGGGCTAAAAGCCCAGGGTGCCCAGTCTCGGCAGGCCCAGGTGCCACCGCAGCAGCGAATGGATAATAACCGTCCATCCCCCCACGCCTCGAATAACAGAGACAGGCAGATGGATGCACTTGAGTCCAAGACAGGCGACTGGACCAATGCCGATTTCGCCTTATACGACAAGCTAAAGGCGCAATAACAGGAGGTAGTGAACAATGCCACAGATTGCTAGCACAGGACAGCTTGAGAGTGCTTCGAGGGAGATGATGACCACCGCCAGGTACACGATGGAGCATAACGCGCCGGTCTATGGTCTCGTCCAGCACTACACCCTGAAGAAGGGCCACGATACTGCTAACTTTCCCAAGTTCGGCCAGATGACCATACGAGCCCTCACCGATGGTATTGACATGGTGGATGAAGAAGAGCTGGGGATGACCAATGTCGCAGTGACCACCGGGGAGTTTGGGGCCAAGATAATAATGACTGACAAGCTCCTGCGTGAGAACACGGCAGTGACCTGGGAAGTGCCTGGGAAACAGATGGGTGACGCCTACACTCGCCTCCGAGAGACGGAGCTTATAGGGCTCTTTACTGCCCTGAATGGTGGAACCCAGTATGGTGCGGCTGGAGCCGAGTTCACGGCAGCCAATGTTACCGCATGTATCAGCATTGCCAAGACCGACAAGGTAGGCACAGCGCTGAACATTGTACATCACCCCAACGCTGTGGCTCGGTTGGCTAAGGACCTGACCACTGTGGGTAGCGGCCAGATTCGTCCCCTGCCTGAAGGGTACCCCGCCCGCCTTTTGAACAACTACTGGACCGGTATTCGTATCAACGGTTCCCATGTCTTCGAGACTGGTGAGATAACCCGCGATAGCTCTGATGACGCCTCGGGGGTCATCATGGACAAGATGGCCCTTGGGATACTTGAGCAGAAGTCATTCGGGAAGGAACGTGAGCGGGATGCTTCACTCAGGGCGTGGGAGCTAAACGTGGTGACCGACTTTGCGGCCTTCGAGTTAGACGACACGCTAGGTGTCTCCCTTCTCTACGACGCCGCTGACCCAAGCACCAGCGCATAGTGAATGGAGGCTAGATGCCTACTTCTAGACAGTTCCAGGAAGCCAAGAAAATAGAGCAGGAGCTAGGGCAGCGGGGATACCACCTGAAGCTGAATACCACCACGCCCCCGAAGGCGCAGTGGTATCGCCAGGATGGTACTCCCCTGCCTAACCTGCTGCCAACAGACGTTCACCACCGGGATATGTATCACGCTAATGGATGGAGTCTTATTCCACCGAGGGATGAGGACATTGTGCCTATGCCCAGGCGTGTAGTAGGTGCCCAGGGCGGTGACTTCGAGTTATCTGAAACTACTTCGATGACAACCGGAATCCTGGAGTTTGATGAAGAGGTCACAAGTTACACAGAGACTTCGACCTTTGGGCTAACTCTGCCCCAGGGTATATCTGTAGAAGAAGCGGAAGCGGTACTGGCAGCCTACTATGCCAAGAAGGAAGATATCGTTGCTCCTGTGGTACAGCCGCATCGCCACAAGTACGACAAGCCCATTGGAAGCTCTTGCCGGACTGAAGGGTGCATGGCTGTGCGGCAGCGGCCAGGGCATGGAGAAAAGCGCAAAGCAAAGAATCGTAAAAGAAAGAAAACAGAGGGTGTAACCATTGCCGAGCCCTCTGTAGCAAGTTACCCTATCGGCAATGACGGGATAAATTAGAGCCCGAAGAAGGAGGATACTATGTCGTTTCCCGGAACTGTTCAACTCAAGCCTGGCTGGGAGAAACAGGTTAGCTCTACCAAGAATCGCAAACTCGGCACTGAAGGCTATATGTTCCCAGGTCGGTGGTTCAAGTACGCTTTGGCCGGTGAAGCTGTGACCGTCGCTCTGGTTCAGACCACCATTACTGCCATTGCCAACCATGACCTGGACTTGGTCATGTCTGCAGCGGCAGCGGCGGAAGCTACAGTGGTTATCCCCACCCTGGGGGCAACTGCGGCCACCGCTAACGAGTATGCTGATGGCTTCTTCATTATCAATGATGCTGGAACCGAACAGGGGCACCAGTACCTGATAAAGAGTCACCTGGCTGCCAATGCGTCAGCCAACCTGACTATTAACCTTGATGAGGAGGATGGGCTGGTCGTGGCCCTGACCACTTCTGAACAGGTCGGACTGGTACACAATGATTGCTTCGACTTCGTTGTGAACCCCACGACAGCGACGGATGCTCCTCTTGGAGTCTCCTGTGTAGATTGGGCAAACAACGACTATGGATGGCTACAGATCAAGGGCATGGGTATGTGTACCGCAGACGCCACTGCGCCTGCCACAGGCACTCCGGTAGGTCCATCTAATGCCACGGCTGGCAATGTTGAGCTTGTGGACTTTAGCGCCACCTACGACGTTATTCAGCTTGGTGTGATGAGGAACACTGCCAGCGTCAGCACCGAGTGCGCCCCCATCAAATGGGACATACCGTGATGACAATGGTAGGGTTCTGGGTCTCGGCCCAACAGTACCGGCTCAAGCATCCCATTTCAGGGAGGACTCAAGATATTTACTTTGAGGGGGCTCCGAGCGATGAGTGGGAGAAGATTATTCGGGCTCGTACCCCGATAGCTGAGAAGGAACTGGCTGAAGCCCGCCAGCCCAATGAACCCCATGTGGCAAGGCGGTATAGCATACGTCGTACCGCCTTTGCCAATGATGTTTTCAATGATACGATCTTGACCGGCAAGGTGGAGCCATGCCCGGACATCGCTAATAGTAGGTACTTCTTCTCGAAATGATATTTGGATTGTGGGAATCTCAAACTCAATACAGGGTGACTGACTCGGAAACGTCTCGGTCTGAGGTCATATCCATCTTTGGCACGGATGAAGAGATGAAGGACCCGCACTATATCCAGGAGATTGAGCACTGGGCACGGGAGAGTGTGGTCAAGGACTGGAAGAGGCAGGATGAAAAGGCCAAACAGTTTATGACCCCACAGCAGCGTAAGGACGTGGGGTCCACAATGAAGGAGATACATGAGTCTCTGGCACATCGTAAAGAGAGCCTTCACGGGCGTTACTGGTAAGAGAGACCCTTATACTTATCAGCAAATTTGCTGTCCTGAGTGCGGGGAATGGGTAACAATCTGGTTCCGCGTCAAGGGTTTCACAAGGGACGGGGCATATATAGACTTATCCCAACAGACAGCGCAGGACATCCCATAGAGCAGAGATGGCCCAGGAGTTCACAGGCGGAGGTTAGCAAGCAATGACAACGAGAATACCTGGTGATGGAGAGGCACTCCGGCTTGGAGATGTGCAGGAGTATGCCGAGATATTCTGGGACAAGTCGGCTAACGTCCTCATCATCCAGAGCCCGACCAGCACTACCAGCAATACCCAGCTGGACCGGATCACCATAGGGCATACCGAGACGGTGGTCAATGAGAACGGAGATGACCGTGACTTCCGTGTGGAAGGGGATACCGAAGCTAACCTATTTGTCGTGGACGCCAGCGTTGATGCCATCGGTATAGGCACAGCGACCCCAAATACAAACACCCTGATGAATTTCTACCGCAACGACACATCTGTAATAGCAGCGCTTAGATTAGAGCAGGACTCAACCGGTGATACTCTGATGGAGTTTCTGCTGACTGGTGGAGCAGAGTGGGCTGTAGGCGTTGATAACAGCGCATCGGATATATTCGTCATCAGTGCTGGTGGGGACCTGGGTACCGGAGATGAGGATGCCCTCCATATCACTGACGCGGCACCTCCTGTAGTGACCTACAATGCTACCCACCCCACCGGCGTCTTTGACTACATATGTGAGACCTGTGGAATGAACAGTGGGGAGTCCTTTGAGTGTCACGGCGTGATGGCCCCTTGGCACGATGACGTGCAGTCTCTCGGGCTAGCCCTTTACGAGCTGGACGGGCAGCGTCCTCTGCATGAGATACCAGCCATGCGCCACCTGGCCGATATCGGGGTGCTGGAGATGACCAAGTACGAAGATGGGCACACCTGGACTGGTATCAACATGGCTGCGGCCCAGTGGTTTACCTGGTCTGGTATGCAGCAGATGTACAGAAGGATCGACGAACTCGAAGCCCGATGTGTGGCCGCAGGGGTATAGAAAAGACTACGTGAAGCACGAGCTTCAAGGGAGTAACGGGACATGGTTGAAACTGTAAGGGGCCAAGTAGGACTGGCAAACCCAGGTGATCTGGCGGGGGAACATGCAGTACGTATTGACTCGATGGGTGCGATCATCACCAACCCGCTGGGTAAATGGTATAACATTGCAAAGAAGGGAGTGCTGTTTAGTGCTGCAACATCAGGTGCTGGCACCGCTCTAACGGTAGACATCGAAGGAACTGCTGCATCGGTTGTCCTCCACAACCCATCTGGATCAGGTAAGGACTGTGTCCTTCTGGAGTGCCGGGTTGCACGTGGAACTACAGGTGATGTAGGCCCTGGGAGTATACAGCTTGCTGTAGAGAACGACTCCACGCTTACTGTTCCATCGGGCACTGCCCTTACCGTACAAAATGCGTTGGGTAGTGGCGGTGGAAGTAGCATTGCCAGGGTATTTGAAGCTTCAACGGTTGATGGGACCGACCCTGTACGTACTCGCATAGTTGCAACTTTAGGTGAGAATCTGCTTGCGACCACCGCTGTCGCTGTTCAGGGCCCCGCTGTTGATGCTATAGATGGTGCGATTATCCTCACCCCTGGTGACTATGCGATTATTGCCGGTGAGGGGAACGCAGGTGCGAGCCCCCTTGTACATGTCTCCCTACTGTGGGCGGAGGTGCCTGTTTAATGACCAGTCCATCAAATGAAGCACAGCCTGTCGTGGTGACAATGGATGACATCCAGGCCCTGTTCCAGGGCAATCCTCAGGTGCGCTTGCAGGTAGAGAACATCGCTCTCAAGCGGGAGATCGCAGAGTTAAAGACTCAACTTGGCATGAATGGTCAAGTTTCTGCACCAAATCGTGCAGATCGCAGGCGAGCTAAAAAAGAGGATGATAGTGCCAAAAGTGGGTAGCAAGGAGTTCCCCTATACCAAGAAGGGCAAGGCCGCTGCGAAGAAGGCCAAGGCCCGCATGAACCGGAAAAAGAAGTAGCAGCCACGTATGAGGAGACCATTGGTACATGGCGGTCATACAGTCCAGAGCGAGAGAGTATATCCGGCAGGCTGTTGGATACAACCTTGGGGTTGTCTCTGTGTCCAGCGCCTCCGCCAATGGCGATACGACCAGCCTGATTGATGACACCCTGTACGGGGGCGATGATTCCTTCAATGGCAAGTGGGTTGTCTTCACATCTGGGACCAATGACGGGGCCATACGCAGGGTCTCCGACTACGCGGAGACCGGTACTGATGTCACACTAACCCCTGCCTTGAGCAACGCCACCGTCAGTGGCGATACCTACGAGATGTGGGAGGCCGAGTGGCCCCCAGCCGTTATCAACAACCTTATCAACCAGGCCATCGACTACGCCACAGGTAGGGCCTATGTGCCTGACGACGATATCTCTCTCCACCTTCACCCCAGCGACTATCGCTACGTTGTTCCAAGCAACATCGTAGCTATCCGACGACTGGAGAAGAGGAAGTCCTATGGCTCGGCGGTCATCCACCAGTGCGATGCTGTGTGGGACGAGTCCACTGACTCCGACGTTACCGCTTCTGCTGACACCGAGGACCACCGCCAGGGTGGGACATCGCTGAAGCTGGTGGTTGCCGGCACTGTGTCCAATGGCGATGTGCTGGCTACCGAGAACATCACGTCCCTGAACATCTCCAAGTACGATTACGTGGAGTTCTGGATTAAATGCATCACAGCCCTCGCATCCGATGACCTGCGTCTCCTACTCGACAACACGGCTAGCTGTGCGTCTCCGTTGGAAACACTGACCGTTCCGGCCATTTCTGCGGATACCTGGACCCACGTTCGTATCGCACTGTCGGTCCCGGAAGATGACACAGCGATCATCAGTGTGGGGTTGGAGTACAACGCCAATGGTGGGGCCAATGCCATATGGCTTGACGATATAAGGGCGGTGCGGGACAAGAGTAGCAGGTGGGAGCCCATTGACAACACCACCTGGCGCATAGACAAAGAGGCGCGGGAGATAATTTTCTGGCACCAGCCGGAGTACAAGCTACTCCAGATCGTGGGCTACGACAAGCCTGCCCAGCTGAATGCCGATGGAACCAACTGTGAGATTGACCCCTTCTTTGTGATTGCCAAGGCGACAGCCCTAGCCCTGGCATCCAACTCAGGTGGGGCTCAGACAGACCCTGATGAACGCAGGCGACTGGCTAGCTGGTGGGAAGCCCAGGCGCTACTACGAGAGCGGCGATTCCCGATGCTTCAGGGTGTAAGGACGGTGGACTAGAGATGCCGAACATTGAGTCTAGCTCGCCTGGGAGCGTAAAGCTAATACGGGAGTTAGAGCAGCACCTCCGCTATATCAGGGAGGAGCTAGAGAAGGGCAACGATATTGCCCAGGACCAGGTAAGGGCTATAGAGAAGAAGGCTTGATAGCTTGTGCGATTTATTAATGATACAGCAACGGGCAATGGGAGACTCAAGAATACCAGAGATAGTGTCATGGTCATCGAGTTCCACGCCAGGTTCGATAATACGGGATATGTGTACGTGGGCGAGAGCGATGTGACGACCCTGAAGGGGAGAGAGATACCCGCGGGGGAGTCGGTGACATGGAACTTGGGTGATGGCTCGATACT